ATTTTACCAGCTTTTAACAGTACTTCTCTTTTTTCTATATTATCCGGACGAATTCTTGTAATAGCATCATCCAGTGTAAACCAATTAATCCCACCAATTTCACGAGCCATATGAAGATTATTCCTATTAAGCTCAACCTTTACTGATGGATTACATAATGCAATGTAATATTTATGACAGTAATGAATATTATTTGACCCATAAAATGTCTCAGATAGATAATGTGTATTCTGTACCATTTTAAAATCACAGCGTGCAAGTCCAGTTTCCTCCTGAAATTCTCTTACTGCACAGTTCATATCAGATTCATGTGGATTCCTGCGCCCTTTTGGAAATCCCCACTCAGGTTCTATCCATTTTGTAGGATTTTCTTTAATAAGTTGATAGAGACGTTGTCCTAATTGCGAAAATCTCTTTTCAGAAATTTCATAATTATTTTTGTGTGATTTGAGATGCGATGTCTCTCCCCAAATATCATTCCATAGTTGGTCAAATGTTCGTGTAAGAATTCGCTCCTGTTCCGCCTGTGTCATCCCCCTCAGCAATTTTGACATGTATTCCTCGTCCAAATGACTAAATTTACCACGAATAAATTCCGTAAAAGACAGTGAATCCTTACGTTGTATTAAAAGAAATTGAATTACATCTGAACTCTGTAGCAAAGATCGAGAATAAAGTGATGAAATATGGGAATTGTCAGGAAAGCGTATGGCAATAATTCCATAACTTGTTACAGGTGAAAGGCAATGATGGAAATTATGACCAGATATACCACAGTTTGTACAGTATTGTGTCCGGATAGTTATCATGCTATCATTCATTGAATGGTAATGTAAATCTAGCTTTAAACCTTTGGACAATTGGAACCATTACACCAATCAAATTACTCAGATGCGAGTACAAATCACAGTAACAATAAAGCCAACTAGTGTAATAGAATGCAGTTTCTACCGACTGTATGGGGTCCATTTTTTTGGCATACAATCCATATTGTTGCACTAGGATACTCAAAGAATCCCACATATACCGACAAAAAATGCGCAAAGGAATTTTATGAATCATTTGCCTATCTTATCCCATGCTCCATCTGTCGTGACCATTATAAAAAACATCTTATTGAAAAACCAATTACAACATTCTTGGATTCACGCACAGATTTGATAAATTGGACCATTATTATTCACAACAAAGTCAACAAAATGCAAGGAAAACCCGAGTGGTCCCTTGAAGAGGTTCTAACCTATTATGAACGACTTGGTCGTAGAAATAGGTCACCTGTATGGACAAAAGAGGACATGAAAGAGGTTGATTATCGTTCATTTGTAAAGGGATTTGTAACTGGTACTATTATTGTTGGTATTTTTGGAGGTGTTATTTATTTTGTAAATAAAATGAAATAAGCATAGAAATGGCAGCGAATACAAGTATTACCGCGAATATGCGGCATTATTTACCGCAGAATATGCTTAGTACGTTGTTGAATGTTCGTGGTCCTATTATAGCAGCAACAAATGCAGCAGCAGGAACAGCAGCAGGAACAGCAGCAGCAGGAACTGGAACGGGAGCAGTAGCAGCAGGAACTGGAACGGGAGCAGTAGCAGCAGCAGGAACAGCAGCGACAGGTCTACTTGGTCAATTAGGTACAACAGGAATTGGAATTGTATCAACTATTCCACAAGGCGGTGGATGGGCCTATGTACTTAGAATATTTGGGTATCTATTCGCAATAGCGGCAGTAATACTTGCAATTCTTATTATTATTCATTGGACATACAAACCTATATTTAAATTACAGCCTGGTACCCCCGGTTTAATATCACTTGCTGCATTTGATGATGGGAATTTATATTGGAATAAGACCGTGCCCGCTACAATTAAAAATGATACACTTCCTATTCAAACAGTATCATTTGGATATACTCTTATTCTTGACATTTTTATCCAAAATCCCCTGCAATTTTCAAAATATCCCCGCATTCTATTTAGCCGTGGTGAAAACCCAATTCCAAATTCATCGACAACTGGAACATCAAGTGATACGATTCAAAGTATTCTAAACCGTTATAATTTGGCAATTGCACTTATGGCAAATACAAATGATTTAATCGTATCTGTGCTTAATACTAATAATCAAATGGAAAATGTAATTATCAAAAACATCAAAATACAGGATACATTTCGATTAGGTATTGTTGTAATGGAAAAGGCGATTGAAGTATATATGAATGGACGTCTAGTAAATACACGTACATTTGTATCGGCGCCTAAAGCGGTTACAGGGGATATTACAATTGCACAAGGCAATATAGCATCTGTTGCTGTATTTCGTAATCTTAAAATATGGATGCGAACGTTATCACCCTCTGAAATTCATGATGCAGTCCCCCCCATGTCAACCAATGAAGAAATCGGTGGACAACCCATGTCAGGTTCTACATGTTAATCATAGGCTGGAAGTTCTTTATCAAAGATAGAATGCTAGATACGGTTGAAATCGTCTGTGTAATGCTAGTTATTATGATAATTATATATATCATAATGTACTTTGTAGTAAAAAGTGGACAGAGCAAAGAAATCCTTGATACTATTACACCTATTAACAAAAAGAAAACAGTATACATGTCAGAAGAAACGAAAACTGATATTTTAACATCCTCTGGCACATCTGTCATGTGTTTTGTAAAACTACTTGATGGTGACCGAACCATGAACTATAATACAAACTATAACCCACTGATTCAAGTAGAAAATAATTGGTATTTCGAAGTATCAGGTTCAAAGAGTGATACTAATTCTACATCGACGCGTTTGCGTATAACCACAAATAACGCGGGTGTAAAGGCAGATGAAATTGTTCAGTTGCCCGATTTAGTCAAACAAAAATGGGTATTTATTGCGATTTTAAGAGATGGTCGTCGATTTGACATTATTTATGATAATAAGATTGTAGCTTCACATCGTTTGAGCAATTACCCAGTAATAATAAGCAGCCCTCTATCTATTGGTAATACAGGCTTACAAGGTTCAATTGACCATTTAATGGTAAATAACAAACGTCTTACACCAAATGAAATAGAAGAGACACGTATGAGGTTTATAGATACAAATAATATGGTTTTAGATGCGGACGATGTTGGTATTAGTTTCCCTGTATTTAAATTATTTGCACGATGTCCCCCCGGTTTTCCATGTGATACTGACATCAACATACCACGTTCATCAACATATAGATGGAGTTCACCCTATGCTTAAAGCGAGTATTCATCTACAAAGATTATCGTTGTAATTTACAGGACACATGAACGCCTTGTTTAAGAATAATTCTGGTAATAATAACAGTGGTTCATATTCAAAAATAATCGCTGTATTTATTTTTGTACTGGGCTTGATTGGTATATATTATTTATATCAATATTTGTATGGCCCTAGTACAGGAAATGCTTATTCTTTAATTACGGCGACACAATCTGCACAAGTAGATAAATTAAAGCCAGTTGTAATCACATCTGACAAATTGCCGCTTCTTTATGAAGGCGGTGAATTCACGGTTTCTACATGGATATATGTCAGCTCATGGTCATATAAAAAGAGTGAAAATAAGCCAATTCTCTTTATTGGTGGAACAAATTTTGATACGATTCGTATCTTTCTTGGTGGATACAAACCACAGCTCCATGTTCGACTGGATACAAAGAACGATTCTGGTTCTACAAATGGAACCCAGAATAATGCATTGCCATTCAGCAGCAGATCATCCATTTTTGGTAGTAATGCATTACAGGCTGGTATAGTAGATTCATCATCTACGTGCGATTTACCAGAGATTGGTTTACAACGTTGGGTACATATTGCTGTTGCAGTTAATGGAAAAACAGTCGATGTATATATGGATGGTAAATTGTCCAGATCATGTGTCATGCCGTCATTTTTCCGTGTAGACTCCCAATACAATGCAACTCTTCTTGCATATGGAGGATTTGGTGGAGAAATTGCATCTTCCCATATGTTTGATGCAGCATTGAACCCTGAAGCGATTTACAAAATGTATATGGCTGGCCCTGAACCAATTAAATCAATCACTGATTTATTCAACTCGGTGTTTACATTTGGTGTAACTGTAAATACAAACTAATGCACACAAATAAATAATACTGATAAGTAAAAGGATATCGATGTCGGCATTTGGTGTATTTAATCAAGGGCAAGGTCAACCACAGGGTCAAAATTCCGGTATTGTACAACAGCTACTATACAGTGTAGCATGTGTTGTCATTCTCTATATATCATTCATTTTCATTGAGATTTTGTACAAATACATTCATCGTATGACGATGAATCGCACAGAACTCCTGCCTCATACATACAACATGGAAGACAGAATGATATCAGTTGTGCAAAACCCAAATCTCCCACAGTCAAAACCGATTAGTCTATCGGATAATGAACGTACAGGCATTGAATTCACCTACTCATTCTATCTCAATGTACATCCCTCCACATTCCGTCAAGAACACGGGCTTCTTCATATCTTTCACAAGGGCTACTCTCAACAGATTCCTCTTCTCGCACCCGGCGTTTATATGCGTTCTGACACAAATACACTACGTGTATATATGAATACCTACAAAACATGGAATAACTATATTGAAGTCGAGAACATTCCTGTAAGTAAATGGGTGCATATCTGCATTGTTTGCAAGGAGAGTTCATTGGAGATATATATCAATGGAAATTTGTCAAAGAAAGCGCCATTTGATGGATATACGCCTTATCAGAATTTTCAGGATGTGTGTTGTTTTAATCAGCGTGTACTTGCGATTTCACAGATTAATTATCCATCTGTGGATGATACAGGTTTCAATGTCTTTGGTGTAACTAAGGGTCAACTCAGTCGATTGAATTATTTTAGTTATGCGCTATGTTATACTGAAATTCAGACGCTGATGAATGAAGGACCGTCGAGCAAAATAGACTCAAACTCGTTGAGCAATGTACCGCCTTATTTGGCAGATACATGGTGGTCAGTGAGTGCATCTCGATAATTAAAAGGGTAAATCTAAAACCAAGTTAAAGCACATCCTCCGATTTACTGAATAGAACCTAGTAATGCCTGGTGGTGGACTATTTGCATTAGTTGCCTACGGGGCACAGAATGTACTTTTAAGTGGTAACCCAGATTTCACCTATTTCTACAAGACATACAAGAAATATTCACACTTCGCCGAAGAATCCGTTACATTCAGCATGGATGGTCCACAGGACCTATCCTATGATCAACCGATTCAAATCCGCTATAAATTTCAACGTATTTCAGATTTAGTCCGTGACATCTATTTTACATTTGACCTACCTGATATCTACTGCAAATACATCAATTTACCACAAGGAACACGACAATCACAATACAATTTTTCATGGGTAAATTACATCGGCTGTCATATTATTCAAAGTGTAGGCTGCTATATTGGTGGCCAAAAAATACAGGAATTTGATGGGACATATATGGTTGCAAAGGCACAGTGTGATTTAACAACAGGTGCCTATAAAAAATGGAAGGTTCTTGTGGGGGATGTTCCTGAATTATATGACCCTGCGACAGGTATATATGGTGGTGGGTCCACAAACACAGGCTATCCACTCGTGTATAATAATAATGGTCCATCGGGTTCGTTGGCAACACCTGCAAATGTAAATCGCCCTTCTATCAAAGGGCGCACTCTAACTGTGCCACTTCCTTTCTGGTTTTCAGAGTCTACATTTGGTGCTCTACCGTTGATTGCGCTGCAGTATCATGAGTGTGAGATTCGTATTACGCTTCGGCCAATTAATCAGCTTTATAGGATTCTAGACAATAATGGATATCAGGTCGCGCCAGGATATTCATATAATCCATCACCGATTTCTTTGTTGCCGCAGAATGTATATTATACTGCAGTAGGTGATATTTCCGATCGTACAATTAATAACTTTTTGACGGATATTGGAACGCCTGTACCGCTCCTACAGTCATGGAATTTAAATCCTCGTATTCAGTTAACGTATGTATATTTAACAGATGATGAGCGTCTACATTTCTCATCGGATCCTTTGCAGTATTTAGTACGTCAGATTACGCAGTATTCGTTTCAGGGGTTATCATCGCGTCAATTTGCCCTTTTAGATGTGCATAATCCGATTGAACGCCTGCTTATTCTTCCAAGACGTTCGGACTCTATACAATATAGGAATCAACAGATGAATCTTACAAATTGGATAAATCCAACTAAACCACCATTTATTGGAGCGGATGGTGGATGGAATGCGACAATTAACTTACTATCTGCGACGGGTCAATATGTAGTGTATGGACAGCAGAATATTCTTCAGACATTATCTATTTTGGGAGATGGCAATTTGTTACAGGAAGAGAAGCCAATTGAATATTATACACAGGTTGTTCCATGGAAATATATGGAAGGAGTACCTGAAACAACAGGTCTTGTTATTTATCCATTTTCTCTAACATCACCGAATATACAGCCACATGGTAGTATCAATAGCAGCAGAATCAAAACGCTGCAGATTGATTTAAATGTGAATCCATTACCTAGTGCAAGTTTTTATCAATATAATGTGGATATATATGTGGAAAGTTTGAACTGGGTAACAATTGCATCGGGTATGGGTGGGCTAAAGTATGCACTATAAGTTATGTGCGAACTATGTGTTTAATAAATTCCGTTCTTGTCATAGAATGTCGGAATATATTATGGATTATGTTACGAAACTTTCAAATAAAATAAAATATAGGCTGTATAAAACTGCAAATGAGATTATAGCGGACCCAGAGGCTGAAAATTACGCAGCGGAACAGCAGAAATTGAAACTGGAAGAGAAAAAAGAGGAGGACAAGAAAAAAGACGGCTATACGGATACAGGTCCACTTGCTGCGCCTGCGACAGCGACGAGTGATACAATGGCTACTCTCAAAAAAGTATGGGATATGCTACTATCCGTGCTCAAAGCTATTTTTATCCCAATTCTATGTATTATCTTAGCATCCTATGTAGCAAATGATATGATTATGTATCCTGTGCCTGTACGTGTCATATTTTTTGTATTTACATTAATTTTATGTATTGTATCAGATGTTGCATTTGGCTCTCTGATTTCATTCTATATTGGCAAGCGTTTGTATCAATATTATTTGGATAACTATGCAGATGTGGAAGAGAAACATGATATTATGCCTTATCGATTTGCATGGATACCTGTTGTTTATACAAAAGAGACAGTTGGATTTTTTAAGAGTTTGATTAGTTATCCAACTGATAATGAAGATGCTGCAGAGAGACTCACCACAACAATGAGTAAATATAAAACTGCCCTTGATGAATCATTTACCTTTTTGGAATCCGTTAAAGGTGATGATGTATTTTCAAAAAGAATAGAGAAATTTAATATAGCGTTTGAGAATATTCATAAGGAAGCGCCGAAGGAAGTAACGGATGAAGAAAAAGAGGAAAAAGAGGAAAAAGAGGAAAA